CTGCCGCATCACCTTCCTCGGCGAGACCCGCAAGGGCGGCATCGAGACGATCCAGCGGGCCATTCACCCTGACCTGGCCCAGCAGCTGCGTCGCTACCGCAGGGCGGATGCCGATCTCGTCTGGCCTTGGATCGAGCACCGGCGGCCCAGCAGCCTATTCCAATCGCTCAGGCTGCTGTGCCAGCGGGCCGCCGTCAAACCGAGGGGCTTCCACGCCATTCGCAAAGCGTCGGGCTCCTACGTCAAAGCAGGGGGCGGCGATGCCACGGACCACCTGGGCCACGCCAACCCAAAGACCACGAAGGATCACTACCTGGACACCACCATCACGGGCCAGCAGTCGGCCCTTGATTACCTGCCGCCGCTGGATCTGAACGAGCCGCCTCAGGGCGGCGATAGGCCAGCGGCGTGATCGCATGCAGCCGACCTACAAAACAAGGCAAACGCTAGATGATCACGAAGCAGATTTCGGGATCATCCGAACCGGGCACGGAGCGGAAGCGACGCGTGGCGGAAAGGGATAAACACCGCGCGTGCCTCAACGCTCCGGCCCGGCTCAATCTCCTCTGATGTGCGACAGACACGGCAGCTCGTCACGCTGTGCAATCGTCACGGCCAGCCGGCCCTTCACTCGCGACAACTCGGCAAGCAGACGCATGACGTGCGCCGCGAGCGTGCCGGCCGTGCCGGTGTACGCGCCGCTGAACCGGCGAGCGTCGAACTCGCACTGCTGCAGGTAGGCGTCTGAGAGGGGCGAGCTCATTGCCCTTCCTCCCGGTGCAGCAGCAGGGCCAGCAGAGAGTACGACGCAAGGTCGAAGAGGTTGTCCTCAAGCGACTCGTTCTCCAAGCGGCCGGTCACGTTGTACGACGCGAGCCGCGTCACTTTGTCGGAGAGCCGCACCATGGCACCCTTCCACGACGGGATGCCGACAAACTTCGCACCGTTGCGGATATTCGCCAGCGGGTCTGTGCCGCTCGGGCATCCGTAATCGAAAGATTTCCTGCGGTGCATTTCTTTCAGAGCGTCGCACAGGTCGAAGAACGCCTGGCTAGTTGGGTGCACGTCGGTCTGCGTCAACCCGTCGCCACGCAAACGATGCTGCTCAAGCAGATGCTGAACGTACGGCACGTCCGCCAGCCTGTCCCACTCGGCATAGGTCTCGCTGGCGTGTTGCATTTCCTCTGCTTCTGCGACATCTGGCAGAGGTTCCGTTACAGCCGGCGACACATAGCCCACCATCTTGGGATCATCCTTTGGCGTGGCTTCCAGCCTGGTCTTCACGGCCGCCCGCATTGCGTCGTTAGCGGCTTCGAGTGTCGTGCTCATAGTGTCCCTTTCTGGAAAATGAAAAGCATGCGGCGTGCGTCAAGCAGACCGCACAGTGCCGTCGCTCATGACGCGGTAGTTGTTCACGTCGAACGCTCCACCCTTGTGGATCGTGGCCATGGCGAAGCCCCAGTTCCAGCGGTTGAACTTCGCGTACTCGGGCCGCAAGTCGCACAGACAGCCGGTGCTCCAGCACGCCGTCTCGTGGTGCCACATGTCGGATTCGGCATGGTTGCTTGTGCGGTGCGAATGTCCCACCAGCACCGTCGAGAGCGTCCGCAGGAAGGCACCTCGAGCGACGTTCACCGGGGCGGCCATTCCCTTCGGCAGCTCGTGGCCGTGCAGCACGGGCAACTTCCCCAGCATCACCGGCCGCTGGTCATCCACGAGCGTGATGCCGTTCTTGTCAAGATCCAGCCACGCACAGAGTGACATTCGCGGATCGTCGCTGATCTCGGCGGCGTGTTGCCATAGCCAATGCTGCCACCTGTCTTCATGGTTCCCGAGTTTGTAGATGATCGGGATCCTCGGAAACTCTTGTCGCAGCCACTCAATGAAACGCCGCACCGCTTCGAGTTCGCCTTTGAAGTCACGCTGTGTCGGGTCTTTCATGTACCGCGAGATGGCGTAGAAGTCGGCGATGTCGCCATTCAAGAGCAGGCCCGAGAGTTCCTGCTCTTTGAGGAAGCCGATAGCGGCAGCCACCGCGATCTCAGAGTGATACGGCACATGCACGTCGGACAGAATCCCGACAGGCCCGAGCACGTCGAGAACGTGCGGCGTCCACGGCTGGGCCAATGTTTTCGGCATGGCGTAGATTTCGCCGGCCTGGCGTTTCGCTCGCGGAGCAGCCGCCTTGATCTGGCCGCGAGCCTGTTTGCCCTGCACGCCGAACTGCCTGGTTATACGCAGCCTCGCCTGGTTCAGCGTGATCGCACCGTTGGCCTCTTTCACCAGGCGGCGAGCCAGCGTCCGAGCCGGGGCATTGGGATGCTTGCGGCACAACTCGCGGGCCATCTTCGTGATCGCGTCGCCACGGTCATAGGCCATCCTGCACCTCCCTATGCAATCTCGGAAAACACCTTGGCCGCGATTGCACCCAGCACATGCGGCGACGGCCTAAGTGATTCTTCAACGCTCAAAAGCCGGTCGCTCGGCATCAGTTGCGTCAGCGTTTCATCCGAATACGGCGACAACTGATACCACTGGCGCAGCAGCCTGGCGACTCCGTACCAGGCCAGGTAGACGTTGGCGGCACGGTGATACCAATCAGGCGTGAGGCCGAGCCCAGGATGTGCAGCGACCTCGGCAAGCGTCATAGTCTCGCACTCACGCTCGCACTCAAGGATGACACGCAATGCGTCATCTCGCTGCTGAGGCGTCAACTCAACAACGCCCTGCAGCCAAGCGTCAAACACGTACCAGGCACAACAGTCATCGCCGAGTTTCGCCGTCCACGTCGGCGACTTACGTTGCCATTGCTTGAAATGCTGATACTCATGCAGGAACACAGACAGCCAGACCTGCGGCGACACGGCGTGAGCAACGAAGAACGTCGGGCCGTCTTCGTCAAAGTAGCCGCCGAGTTTTCCGCCGCCGAATCCTCCGCTGTCCTCTGATGCCAGAGTGACAGTTACGCCGGCGGCCTGCATGTCTGCGGTGGCGAGGGCAACATACTCGCGAGCAGATTCGGTTATCCCATCCATGAGTCACCTCGTGGCGGCGAGATAGATTCCAATGCTAGAGAACGCATATCCGGCGTAGGCGATTGCAAGTCCGGTCTTTCCATGCCACGCAAGGTCGGCTGCGACGCAGACGTAGATGCAGCCCGTTAGGGCGATGAGCCAGCAGGCCATGGCGAGAGTCCTTTCACCGGCCACCCTAGCGGGGGCGTCAACCGACAGACTTAGCACGCTGGCAAGCGACCCTGACCAGCCACTTCGCCCCAGTCTCGCTCCACGGCAGGATCGTCTCGCGCTTGGCCCTGCGCTTGGAATGCTCCGTCCGCATGGCCTTGAGGATTTCCGGCATCCCCGGCCCTTGGCACCACTCTGGCCCGTTGGCGTCCATCTTCTTAGCCATCGCGTTGCACGAGCAACTGAGGTTGGAAACGATCCCGAACCAGTCCTTCAGCAGCGTTTTGAGTTCCGTCCCAGGCCCGGTTTCCGGCATGTGGGCCGCTGCCGGCGCGCCGGTGTGGCAGTCTCGGTAGACGGCTTCACCGTTCTCGTAGATTTTTTCGACGCAGCTCATGGCTATGTGATCGTGAGAGTGGATGTCGCGGAGTTATAGGTGCCTGCTTTCGTAGTCCCCGTCAGCGTGACGGTCCCATAACTGTTGACGGTGGGGCCAGAAAGCAGGACATACGCAGCCCCGGACGCCGGGTCGCCAGAAAACGCCACCGTCAGCGCGCCGCTGGTGAACGTGGCCGAGGTCACCAGGCCGCCTGGGTTGGTGATCGGCTCGTTGGCGATCACCGTTCCGCCAGTGATCGACAGACTGCCGGTCATGCTGTTCTGGTTGATCGTCAGCGTGCCGTCATCGTTGACAATGCCACCAGCACCCGACAGATCGGCCACGGTAAGAGATCCGCTGCCGTCCAGCGTCAGCGTGCCGGTAACGATCAGCTCGTCCAGCGATTGAGACGCAGGCGGGTCGCCTGGCTCCGACCAGATTGCCAGCGACGCCGTAGCGGCGGTGACCGGCGTCGACGGATCAATGCCGTTGGTCGTTTTCGTGACCCGCAGCGACGTATTGTTTTGCAGCGACAGGCCGGCGTCGGCCGAAACTACTGTGCTGAATCCAGTAATGGCGTCGCCATAAGCGATGATCAACTCGCCAGTGGTATGCAGCGTCCCGGCGTTGAACAACTGCACGGTTCCTGCAAACCCGATCGCGCCGACGATCACGTTTTGATCGCAGTCGCTTGGGTACTCAAGGCCAGACCAAGTGTTGCTGAAGTCTACGGTTCCGCCTGTCTTCGCCACGAGCGTCACGGTTCGCCCCATCATGATCACGCCTGACGAAAACCTTGACTCTCCGGTGTCGTGCATTCCGCCAACGAACACGGGCTGGGTTCCGGCCAACGCCTTGAAGTCCACGCTAGCGTTTTTGTCTTGCTCAAGCAGCAGCGACGCCGGCCCATTGTCGCCGCCAATAAGCACAAGGTCGCCGATGGACCCAGCGTTTCCGACCTGGAGCGTGCCGAGTTTGACCGTCAGGTCGCCCTGAAACGCCCTGCTCGTGGCGTTGAACCGCCACCGGCCGATGCCATTCTTGATTACATGGCAAACTGCCGAACCGGCTGGATCGCCGATGGTGCGAATCTCGTTGGCGTGATCGCTTGTGCCGGCAAGCGTCAGCGTCCGGTCGCAGGTTTCGGATTGCGTGACGGCACTCGTCAGGACTAGCGGCCCCGTGCCGTCTGCGCGAATCTCGCCGTCGCCTCGCATCTGAATGACGGCGTTGCTCGTGTGGCCTGGGCCGTCGTAGGTCATCACCGTCTTGCACTCGTACAGGCAGTTGCCCAGCCAAATTGTGATGCCGTTGCAGCCAGAGAACTTCAGCGTCTCAAGGTCGGTCGCCAGTTGATCCCAGCACACCTTGATCTTGAGGTCTTGGAAGTTGGAACCGCACGGCACCGGCTCGACGTTGAATGCGTCCCAGCACAACGGAAACACAATCGTCTCGCGGACGCACCGGTCGTATGGCGTCGGGATGTAAAGCTCGCCGTGAACGCGGACGGCCGACATAGACTCAAGTTCCACCCGCACCCACACCGTGTCGCTGATCGGCGGCAGCCGCTTAGTGCGTGGCTGGTAGAAGGTCAGGCCAGCAGCCTTGCTGGTTTTTTCTTCGCAGCAACAGGCGTCGAACGGCGGGCGGCAGCGAGCGTCCTGTGGAAATCCAGGCTCCGTGCATCCAAGGCACTCCGTCGTTCCTACGCCCTGGAACTCGCCGCCGACTCCGTCGCAGTTTGCCTTCGTTGTCGGCGACGACTCGTGCAGGACGTAGCCGTTTTCCTCGTCATAGACGCAACACGCCCCCACGCATGTGGCCTCGTCGCAACTGTTGCCCACGCCGCGAATGAGCGGCGCAGGACACGTCTGCTGGTCAATGACTTCACACGATTCCCCATCTGGGTCACAGCACGGCACCGGACACCCGAGATCGCAGCATCCGCCAAGAAACTGCCCGGCGCATTCAGAGGGCTTCTTGTTCGAGCAGACGCCGTCTTCGCAGCACCGGCCAGGACACTCCCCCCACTGGTCACGAAACACGATCGCGTCGTCGCACGCAGGGCAGCACAGGGCAGCCGCGACGTTTTCGGCTCCTTCGATGCCGCCGTTCTGTGCAGGGTCCAAAACATTCGGAGGCACGCACCCGCAGCACTCAAGATTGTCGCCCCACCGCAGGAACGTCCACCCCTCCTCGCATGGCGCGTCTGGGTCGTTTTCAGGACTCCAGATTTCGTCGCCGCAGCAGTACCCAGGCTCCGTTTTCCACTCGTCGTTGCAGCACTCCCCCTCTTCGCAGTGGCATTCGCCGTTGCAGCAAGTGCCACCGCGAACGCACTCGCACCAGAACCTAAATGTTTTGACGATCAGGCCGTTGAACACGGCCAACGCGCCGTTGATTACGAACATGCGGTTTCTGTCGATATAGACAGCGAGAGCGTCGCCGTCTCGCCGGGGTAGGGAATCCAGGCTCGGATGCGAGTGAACTCGATGGCAGACGTGGTCAACGTGACGGAGACGAACACAGCCGTTTCGTGGTGCTGAACGTTAAGCAGATGCCATGCGGCCGTAGCGCCGGCAGGCCCAGGCGACGAAACTTTGCCAATGTAGGCGACTTGTTCTTCGCAGGCGTCGCCGATTGTGAACAGTTGATTCGTGGCGACTACGGTATTCGGGGTCGCCGTGACACCCTGGAACGTCAGGGTTTTTGTCTGGTTGATGCTCCACGACCCGGTGAAAGTACAGACGCGTATTTGCTTGGTTTGCGAGCCTCCTCCCGCTCGATCAAATGTCAGCGGCTCCGCCCCACGGTCGCCTTGTTCAACGCGGCGAACGGTCTTGGCAATACGCTCTGCCGCCGGGCGAGTGAATGTCACTCGCTCTGTCTTTGCACCTTTGCCGTCTGGTTTCTGTGCCATCGTCAGAACGGCGGCGTGCCGAAGTAGGTTGAAAAGTTGGCTTCTGGATAGACGCGGCGAGTCAGGATGTCAGGCTCTTGATCGTCGGCCTTAAGTCCACCGTTAGCCGTTAACGCACGTGGCGAAGCCGATGCAATCTTTTCGGTCCTGTCTTCGTTCCAGACCCACGCACGCTTACGCTCGCCGTTCTCCAGGTAGTTCAGCCCAACATTCGGCAGCAGCAGGTTGTGGCCGCTGGCACGGTAGACGAGCTCGACACTGATCTGCCAATACCTAATCTCCGTGTCGTTCACGACCTCGGTGGCCTGCTGTCCGCTGATGCCTGCGCAGAACCACGTGTGAGCGGCACCGCCCAGGTAAGTGGACGAGTTCACGCTATTTGTGACTGCGGCAGCATTGGCCAATGGAAATGCTGATCGGTTGCCAGAAATCGTCGCTCTGACTTCTGCCTCGAGCGTCGTGAGCCCCTCGAAAAAATCCAAGGCAGTGTTCTGCAGCGGCTTCTTGCTGCCGTTGCCGGTGCCGCTGTAGTAAATCAGCGCCGGCACCTGGGCACCGCCAGTGGAGAACGACCACACGTCGGCCCTAGCCAGCGGACTCGGGTCAAGATTTTGCTGCTTCGGCAGCTCGTAGCTGTAGGTGATCTCAGCGTGGTGCCTGTCAGTCTCCGTGACCTGAATGTTGAGGCACTTGAGATACGCAAACTCTGGGTGAGCGGCGGCGTGGGAAATGCCAACCGCGTTGATCAGCGTTTGCGTCGGCGTCGGCTCATCGACTGTGACGACATACTTGCGCTCAGCCGTTGGGGCTTCGCCAAATTTGTGCGAAGCGGTGCGTGGGATGACTTCGCGGTAGGAGATGACTGCCATCACGCACCTCCGAGAATGTCAACAGGCCGAGCACCGACGTTTGCCAACTCGCGGCGGATCTGCTCGAGCTTGTTGAGTTGCTCGCGGCGTTGCTCAACGGCAGGATCTTCCCGGCCCATCGTCAGATTCATGTATTGGGCAAAGCCTTCCTGCGACCGGATGTCATTGACCTGCAACGCCTGGCGGGCCGGCCGGCTCAATTCAGCCGCGATCTCTTGGCGAATCTGCACGCCTTCAGCGGCGAGATTCCGTAACGCCTGTCGGGCTTCGCCGCCGTCGATGAGCTTGGCGTCGAACGCCTTGCGTACGGCCTTGAACTGATCCGCAATGGTCGTGGCAGGCTTGAGCAGCTTCTCGTCAATGCCGAGAGCGTCCAGCTGCCGCTGGCGATCCTGTGCCTTGGCTTCGGCCGTCGCAGCCTGGGCGAGACGCAGACGCTCGTTGGCTGCCGACAAAGCCGCAGCATCGCCGGCCTTGCGTGCCGCTTGCAACGCTTCCTCTGCGGCTTGCTGCTCGTTGGCGATGTCTAGCAGATCGCGGTTCAACTGGACGCGAGATGACTCGGCAGCGGTGAGCCCTTGCGACGCGAGCTCGGCGACACGCTTGCGAGACTCTTCCGCCGCCTTGCGTGCGGATTCAGTCGATGCCTTCGCCGCTTCCGCCTTGGCCTTCTCAGCCTCAGTCAACCGCTGCACCGTGGCGATCAACGCTTGCGAGTTCTGATCCACAAATCGCAACGCTTGGCCCTGGTTCAGCACTTCTTCGGTGATCTCGCCGGCGTAGTCGCGGATGCCGTTGAACCGCTCAAGCACGTCGGCCGGAACCTTGTCGAGTCCGCCGAGTTCCTTGGCTAGCGACACGATTGCCGAGCGGGCTTCGTTCAGTGCACCCTGGGCGAACTCGTCGATGCTGATTTGCTCTGGCACCTTCAGCGCCTTCTTCACCTCTTCGCCAAGATTGAAGGCTGCGGCGCCGGCCCGGTCGGTTTCCTGGCGGAACCGGTTCATGGCGGCTTCGGCATCGGCAGTGGCTGCAGCCGAATCTGCGCCAGCCGAATCGCTGGCGATAGCCCATTCAAGAGCCGCCCCTGCCGCTAGCCCCAGGCCGACAACCAAGAGCCCGATGCCAGTGGACGCAAGCAGCCCGCGAATAGCAACGCCAAGTCCGACAGTTGAAATGGCTGCAGCACCGGCAGCAGCGCTGTAGCCAAGAGCCGCGCGAGCAGATGCCGCAAACGCTGAAGCAAGTCCAGTGATAGCGCCCGCGATCGCCTGCCGGTTGATGAACGCCAAGTAGCCGCCTATCGCTGGCAGCAGATTCTGGGCCAGCGGCACTGCCACGCGGCCAACGAACGCCAATGCGTTGCCAACGTCTTCGAGCAGCGTGCTTAGAGTCCGTGCCGCAGCCGGTACGTCGATGCTCTGCACGAACTTAATGAAGTTGTCCGTGCCTTGCGTCAGGGCCGGTTGCAACTGCGTCAGGATGCGTCCGGCGAGCTCCTGCATCGCCTGGCCGGCGAGCCCGAACGAATCGCCGATGGCGTCGATCTTGTCTGGGTTGATGCCGTTGACGCCGTCGCGGAACCCGCCCAGGAAAGTCTGGGCCGTCTTCAGATTCTCGGGCAACTCGCGGAACGTCGGCAGCAGTAACGCGCCGCTCTTGCCAAAGATGGCGACGGCAGCAGCTGCACGCTGGGCAGGGTTCTCAATGCCGTTGATGGCCGTGGCAATCGCCTGGAACTGCTGCGTGCTCGTCTGTGTGGCCAAGTCATCCACGGACAGCCCAAGAGCCGACAGGGCCTTCGTGGCTTCCTTGCTACCACCAGCCGCGTTCGTGATCGTCACCTGCGCCCTGGTGAACGCCTTGGCAAGTTCCTCGCTCGATGCACCGGACAAGTCGGCCGCCACCTGCAGCGTCCGCAATTCTTGGTACGAAACGCCCAGGCTCGCGGCCAGCTGCCGCGTGTTGTCGATGGCGTTGAGCGCACCGCTCGTGAACGCCTGGAACGTGTTGGCAATCGAAGAGATGCCGCTGATGAACGCCTTGGAAATCTCCAGCGTCTTCAGCGTCGAAACATCACGGGCCGTCTGCTTGGCGGCGTAGCCCAGCTTCTGCAATTCCACGACGCCGGCGTTGATGCCCTGGGCCATGCCCACGGCAGATGCCGACAACTGAAATCCAATTCCAAGGGTTGCCATGTTTCACTTTTGGCCGAGGTCGGCCGCCATCTGCTTGAGCGTCTCTGCAATCTGCGTCGGGTGCTGCGGGGCGTGGCCTTCGATTGGGATGAAGTCTTGAGCGTCGGGGACTTTGTTTTTGCAGTAGGGAGCCAGGACTGAACTTGCCAGCATTCCAGTCTGTAGCCACGGGTTATCCAGCGGGCGAAACCATCGGCTGTAGGCGATCCAGTACGAGAACTCGCGGGAGTCCATCGCGTCGATTTCAGCTACCGTCTTCTTGAGGTGTGAGGCCAGGTCGAACTTGAATCGCAAGCTCGGCCTGGCGTTCATTCCCCCGCCAGTTTCTCAATCTCCTCCTCGGTCAATGCGTTGTGCTTCAGTGCCGCCTTCCACAATCCGTGAATCTGATCGACGCTCTTGCGACGCAGGGCCGCCACGCCTTCGTCACCGGGAAACAGCAGCACGCCCTTGTCATCACACAGGCAGCGGGCGAGCAGCTCAGAGCGAAAGTCGGGGATCACCGGCACGGCCTTGGACTGTGCCTCGAGCAGCTTCACTTCGTAGCTGTCCCGGTCGCCCACGGTCATCAACCGCACGCACACCTCGCCGCCCCACGCCGGCACCTTGATGATCTTGGCGTCACTGGCCTGCTCGATCTGATCTCGCGTCAACGCTGGCATGGTTCACCCGTCGAGGATTTTGAACGTCACGGTGTAACGGGTTACGCCGTTCAACTCGGGCGCGACGCTCAAGCCCTCATAGACTGCCTTGCTCGTCAAGTTCGCACCGCCGCCAGTGATCGTCAGATCGTTCCGCACCCCATAGCTGGCGGTCGTAATGCCGGCCGTACTGAGGCACGTGAGAGACACGCTGCCTACATCGTCGGTCCAGGCAACGCTGCGGCCTTTAGGCAAGGCACCGCCGTACGTCCAAGAAAGGTCAGTGACCTCGGTAAACGTAGTGCTGCCGAAGGTAGCCGTGATCCCAGTGCTGTACGTGGCCACGGAACCCTCCGTGGCTCAAGCCAACTGGAACTCGGCCGAACCACGGATGGCGTCGTTCACCGTCAGCGTGACAGAAGACGAGTTGCAGGTCGCAGTCGCCGAGACGCTGATGCCGCCGGTGATCTTT